GGTTAAGGATGTTATTGGTGTACCAACACCTGATGAGGAAGTTTTCAGTGCTGTTGTAAGGCAGACAACTGAGTGGGCTGAGGGTATTGGTCGTGTAGGTATGAAGAGAGTACCGTCAGGGTTTGGTGGTAAGGAGTATATAGGTAAGGCTGGTGCTGTTGTACGTAACAGTCTACTTAACCTATCAACTAAAGATCCTTATGCAGCACTCAGGGCAGGGGCATTTCACCCTATGCTTGGTATGTTCAACCCAGCACAACTATTAATCCAGGCACAGAACTTCTCTATTGCAGCCTCCCTAGATCCACAGGGGGTGGCCTCTTCATTCAGACAGTTCACTGCCATGAGGACAGCTCTTATGGCACCTGCTGCCATGAATGACGCTAAGACACTGGCTAGGCTGGCTGATGTGGCAGGTATGTCGCCAAAAGACTTTAAGGCAATGGTTAAGGAAGTGGACAGTATAGGTATAAAGTCCTCTATCAGAGCAAATCCTGACTACGCTGCTGCTATGAATGGAACTATACTTGACGGTAAGTACTTTAAGAGCTTCCTTGACAAAGGTATTATCCCGTTTCAGGAGGGTGAGTTATTCAGTAGGCTGTATGCCTACAGTTCAGCAAGGCGGGAGTTCCTTAAGAAGAACAAGAGAGCTGATGGTCAGTTATCTGCTGAGGATATAGAAGATATTACTGACAGGTATGGCGATCTGACATTGAATATGCTTCGTGAGAACAGAGCATACTGGAACAAGGGCGCCTTATCGTTACCAACACAGTTCATGTCTGCTCAGGCTAAGTTCTTGGAGACTGTGTTAGGTAATAGAATGAGTGGTCAGGACAAGAGACGTATCTTTGCAGGCCAGGCACTACTATATGGCAGTGCTGGTGTCCCTCTTGGTGGGTATATCAGTGGACTGATGAAAGGTGAAGGCTCGTTCATGGGTATTAATGCTACTGATGAGAATGGTAACCCTAACCCAGAGTTCTCTAATAACATTGCAATACAGTTATTTGATCAGGGTCTGTCAGGACAAATATTTGGTGGTAAGTCTGATGTGGCTACAAGATTCTCCTTAATTGATGGCCTTATGCAGACTGGTAAGGACTTAGTTCAAGGAAACTTAGGGGAGTTACTATCATTCCCAGTAGCTACTTCAGGATCTAGAGCACTTGACGCAGTCACAACCCTTGGGCTGACACTTAACAATGCAGTAACCACAGGATATGACCTGACTTATAAGGACGCACTATTAACAGCCAGAGCTTTCTCTGATGTTGCTAGTGGGCCAAGGGCCTTCATGGAAGCAATAGATTATGTGAGGTTTAAGGAGATACGTACAGCCAGTGGTAGGTTAGTGGCTAACGATCCTGAAGCATGGGAGGTACTTGGTAAGGCATGGGGCATGCAGCCAATGAGAGCCTCTCAGATGTATGATCAGCAAGAGCAACTACATCAGCTCACTGCGGATGAGAGGGGGGATACTGACAGATTACGCATGGTAGTTATATCCCACATACGTTCAGGTAAGATTGACGAAGAGCAGGAGCAGAGAAACCTGGCCGCAATAACAACAACCATACTTAACAAGTACAAGGTCTCTGAGAGAGAGAAGATTATGGCTACAGTTGTAGACCAAGTATTCCCTGGTGCACAGGATATGACAACAAGTGAAAAAACATTGAAGGATATACTCAATCGGTTGTCTAAGTTGCAGGCTCCGCAGGCACAAGAGCGTACTATGTTCAATAATCTAAATACAAATCAGGGGAGACCATAACATTGGGTAACTTAACTACTAATGACATACAACAGCCTGCAGCCAGTGTTCCACAACAAGTGGCTGTACAGGACTTCAGTAAAACACTTGCCATACAGGATGTGGCAACAGGTATTGACAGTGCTGTATCTGCATCATCAACTATAAACCTGATGAACCAACGTAACTTCGTGCAGGAGAACACTAAGGCATCAGAACAGGCTGTTATTGATCAGGCACAGGCAGAAAGAGATTTAATCAAGGCTGCTACTGATAAGCATGAGACAGAAGATATAAGAAAGGAGCTTGTTGGTGCGGCTAATGCCAAGCTTACTGCCAGTAAGACTACACAGAGAGCTATTGAGACACGGCTGAGGTCAGATACTAAGCGTAGGATTGCTGATAGACCTGATCTTGCACCAAAGCTACGGCAGCAGGCGTCATTATTTGGTATAGGCAGTGGCCTTGGTCTTGGTCTTGGCCTTGGTACTGGACGTTCTACTAAGAAGACACCACAACAGAACTTTATTGATGATGTGCAGGACAAGCAGTTATTGTTACCGGCAGGATCTAACTCATTCACTGACGCCATGAATGTACTGCAGGGGGTACAAAAACAGGAGATGGCTAAGGCAGACTTCGATGCTGCGCTACGCCAGGGTAAGATGGATGAGCATACGTTCACTGCCCAGATCAATAAAATTAGAGGCAATTCATTTAACCAGGATTCCTACGAAGAGCTGAATGCACTACGTCTGAGTGAAGGAGGCCTTACTACCATTAATGGTAAGCTGGCTGTTTCTGGTATACATAGGAGACATGCAGCAGAGATAGATGCTGCGGTGGCAGAGCAGGCCAAACAAGGCAGCATCATACCAGACACAGCAGTAGCTGCCATGCACAAGAGGAATACGGACAGTAAGGAGTACTGGGATAGTATTGTCACGGATGGGTCTGTTGAGGCAGTTATGGCCAACGACCTTAAAATACAGAAGTTGACTCACGAGTACTGGTATATGGGTGATTCTTCCCGTGCAGAGCATGTCCTCGCCATTGAGCTTGCTAATAAGCGGGGTGGTAAGGTTCTGGCAGAGGCTATGGAGAAGGTTTACCTAACTAAGATGGTCATGGGTGGTGGTGTCATGAGTGAGAAAGCACTAAGACTTGGTGCTGGTATGGGAGCTAAGGGAGTTCAATCAGTTGTTGCTCAGCAATGGGTTAAGAACAACATGGGGGATAAGGCTACTGGTGCTAAGAGGCAGGTAGACGCTATGTGGGGGTCATTGGCCGATGCTTACCAGAACAATGGTAAATCTACTATTAAGGTAGAGGGGCCGGAGGCAGTCTTCTGGGATAGCCACGCTATCAGTGCCCTGACCTATATACCTGCAGGGGCACCATTGGTATTACGTCCAACACAGGAGCAGTGGGGGCCACGGGGAGCAACTGAGGAGAATAGATTCAGGACTGACTTAGTAGATAAGCAGGAGATGTTGCAGAGACAGCATGCGTTATCATACCTTGGTGAGAAAGGGTTTGAAGGGTTCCAGATACTCAGTGACCCTGATATGCCTGGCCTAACCAGAGACGAAGTTAATACTACTGTTGAATATGCAAATGGGGTATGGCAAAGCTCTGTGGTAGAGATGATTAATAGTGGGAAGGTTCCTGTATTCAATGAAGAGACACAATTATTTGAGATTGATGGGCAGACTGGTGCAGGTATAGCAACCAACCTTAAGGAATGGGGGCAGAAAGTACTTGGAGCACCAGGCAGAGCTGCAGAGAGTGCTGCACAGTTGGTTGGGCAGGGTGGTGGTAGGCAGCGCAAGGCTTCGTTAGGAGCATTCAACGCAGTAGCACACCTTAACAGTATGCTTAAGTATAATAAGAGGTATCAGGTACTGGGTCAGCCTAATGCAGAGTTAGCCAAGAACCTGATCAAGTCAGTGACTAATAAGCAGCAGCAGTCAGAAGTTAAGGAGCTTACTAGGCAGATAGATTACTTCTCTAACCCAAGTAAGCTGACTGTAAAGGCCCTAGGGCAAGAGAATATAGATAAAGAACTGGCACAATTGACTGGGCGTAGGAAGAGTCTTATGTCTGTGATTACTGGTACACCTGCAGAGATAACTGCTGGCGGTGTTCAGGCACTTGCTGATTTCTTTGAACCGTTGCTGCCTGAAGCAGAGCCTAAGACAGAGGTGCTGCCTGAAGTAGGCATTGATTCCCTACAGCCAGTGACTGAAGCTGAGCCAGAATCACTTGAAGAACTGCAAAAGATTAATTCCCTTAAGGCTGACATGGCTGCAGGAAAGACAGTGACAGAGCAGCAAGCACAGGAGAGAAGTGATTTGAATAAGGCAGTGGCAAGAGACAAGGCTATCACACCGGTAGTAAGGAAGAATAAGAAGACCCCCACACAGAATGTATTCAATAGTCTGCGGGGTAGTGAAGGGGCTGAGGGTGATACCACTGGTGCTGCGGAAACAGGCAAGCTTGGGCTTACAACAGCACTATACACAAAGTTGAAAAAGAAACATGGGGAAGACCTGACAGAACAGAAGGCAGTTAAGATACACCTTGACGACCTGATGGGGAAATGGAAGGAGAAGCCTGGGTTTGATAATATCTCAGAGAGTCTTCAGGAAGTACTGCTGGACGCTTCTTATAACTTAGGTTCAGGTATTATGACAGGGACTGCTTTAGCCACAGCACTGGCTGCTGACCCTGATACCACAAGTGAGGCGGATATAGCCATCAACCTACTGGATACAGCAACTATAGGAAGACAGTCTTCTAAGGGTCTAGCGAAACGCAGGGCGGAGAGGTACAATAAAGTAGCAACTAATGATATTGAAACAATACGGCAGGATGGTGATGGTACTATCACTTATATAGATAAGCAGGGAGAGACTGTATTTGCATTCACTCCAAGTAAAGGTAAGCATGCTTCATCACAGGCAGGCACTATCACAATCAAGCAGCAGGGGCCAGTAGAGGAAGCACCTGCACCTACAGTAGCTCCACTTAAGCCAGGGTTAGTTGAAGATAGTGATGGTAATAGATTCATCCTTGGTACTGATGGCTCAATGACACCCTTTGAGGGCGGAAGGATAGGGTAATGGCACTACGTAATGTAAAACTTAAGAATGTCAGTGGTGGTGTTACTGTATCTGGTGGGACTGTTGCCTTTGAAGGTATTACTATTGACAGGGCTGAGGCATACGTACTGCCTGGTGATGGGTCAGGTGCATCACTGTACAGATCACCTCGTGGGTGGTTCAGCTCCATACTGAGTGAAGTGTAATGACAAGTAAAGATCAGGAGAGGATAGAGGCTAAGGTTGATGCACTTACCTCATTGATGAACAGACATTTCCAGAGATTCGATCAGGCTATTGCTGATGGTGATAGGGATAGGGCTGAGACTAAGGAGTGGCGGCAGGATATGGCAAGCCGTATGGAGAAGACTGAGGTTGAGTTGTTCTTCTGGAAGACAGTCATTAAGGTAGTCAAGACTATTGTGGGTGTTGTTATCCTAGTAATGACTATGAAGTTCGGAGAGATAAAGGGGTTATTCAAGTGAATGAGTACACTAGTCTATCCCAGATTACGTACTATAGTAGTAGATACAACAAGAGAGTCACTGTACCTAAGGGGTACATGAGTGATGGAGCTACAGGGGCCATAGATATAAAAGATAGTACCTCTTGGTGGGTACACGACTGGTTATGTGATGTTGGTAGGTTTGATGACGGTACGGAGTGTACCAATTGGCAGGCCTCAGCAATACTGAGTGATATATTAGTAGAGGAAGGTCATCGCATTAGGTCTGTGACCTGGAGATGGACAACCTTCCTGTTTGGTGGTAAGAAACTTAGATGGCTCTAGTAGAGACCATTAGTGCAGCATGATGTACAGTACTAATCCCCAGATCAACAGCATAGTCAGCATGTACTTATCTTCATCATTCATATCTGAGTACCACTGGGGTGAGTAACACCCTCAGATCCATTGTAGCTACCCTTAGTGGAGTATGACAGGTACTTAGGTACTGGTGTATGCTCAAAGAACACTGCCTGAACACACTTCATACCTGGCTCAAGTCTTAGTAGGTTATACTGAGTGATGTTCTTATACTCAAGTGTTAACTGACCAGACCAACCAGGGTCAGCCCATCCTGCAAGACTATGATTAAGACCTGCCCTTGCATGGGATGACTTAAGGAATACATGGCATGAGATACTGTCAGGTAAGTTGAACCATTCCTCTGTATGTGCCAGACAGAACTGACCTGGCAACAGGTTGTAGGGTAACTTGAAAGGTGTCATGCCTATACCCTGCTTACCCTGAAGGTCTACAGGTACTGCATTCTGACACTCATTACTCTCTACTTCGATGACCTTACCTAACCTCAGGTCTATTGATGAAGCATTGACATTGGTTAAGTCAGCACTTACTACACCTTCTTTAATTAAGTCTTCAAGTCCTCTGCCTGATACTAGCATTAGGATTCATCCTCCTGGTATTGATCCTCAAGTATGAAGTTTAAGTATTGTATTGCCTTAAGTATATCTTCCTTACCATTCTTCTTGTCATGCCTTGACACGTACTTAACTACGTTACCTTCAGCATAACCTAACTTATTCTTCAGTATGTAATCCTTTGGCTGTATTCCCATACGGGAATAATGATCCCCTCCTACCTGTTCTGGTAAGGAATCTTCCTGCTCGGGAATATCTGAGTACTCCATCTCCGTACTGGGTGTATCCCTGAACACGTCACTGAACCATTTGAATTTCTGTTCCGTTACCTGTGTACTATGATCTAGGTCAGGCATGCTTAGTCCCTTGGCAATAGCGGCCTGTACCTTATCAGCCTTATCCTTACTCTCCCATCTTGGATAACCCAGGCCACACACATCACACGGATTCTTGAACAGTGCGTTGTCATGGTACATACAGGTAACACAGTTCCTTGACTCTTCTACTTCCTCTCTCTTCTGCCACAGTACAGACTCAGGGGTGCACACTGAACATGGCATAACCAGATTACTGGTGTCTACATGTCTGCATGTACGACAGTCCATTGTTAATCGAATACCCATTACACGTCACCCTCATCATCATCATCAAACATGTGTTCATACCCAAACTTAGCAGCTACTACCAGGTCAGACAGTACCAGATTAAGCTCACCTATACATGGCTGAGGATACTGTAAGGCCATACCTCCCATGAATGATGTATAGATATGATCCATACCACCAGTACACACAATGATTGACTGTACCTCACCCTGTTCAGCAAGTAATGTCATTGCCTTAAGGTAATCAACAATAGATTCATTGGGTGTTAGCTTACCGTCAGGCGTTACCCACCGTGAATCAATCCCTACTACATTGTTAGTGCTACTGTCTGTATTATTATTATTATCTGTCATGCTAGATTATTCCCCCAAGACCTTTAAACTTATTGAACAGACGTGTCTCATCTGTCTCTTCCTCTTCCCGTCTCTCTCCGTATGGCCTGTGCATCCAGTACAGATTGGAGGCAGCTATGTTCCTTGTGTCTCTGTCCCTGTACCCTACTGTACGTCCCTCACCCTCAACCTTGAAGGTCTGCGCCATCAACCTATGAAGCTTAACAGTTCTTCTCCTGTTACCTGCTATCAACTGAACCCTGTGATCTGCTGAGTTATGTTTCATATACTTCTCTGTCAGGACATGTCTGATGTGTCCGTCAGGGTGTATCAGGTAGTTAGGGAAGTCTGGTACTTGTACCCACAATGAATCATCCATAGTTATTCTCCAATGAGGTCATGCTTACAGTGCTGATGTCGAACATACCCTGATCATAGATGTCCATTAACATGACACCTCTCCAGTAGTTCTTTATCCTCCCGTCACAGTAGTCCTCGTCCTGATCTTCAGGGAAGAAACAACCACAGTTCAGAACGTGCTGATTAGTGTTCTGTCCGTGCCTTCTATGGTTGGAAAAGTGTGCTTCATGTGTATGTCCATATACTGTGGAGTTGATAGTGACGTCACTACACTTCTTGTTGATGTCCATACCTGTGATTGGCTTGGCTTTGTTGTGAGGAACGTGTGTAAAGTCAATACCACGTATGCTATGAGAAGACCTGTAAGGCACCCACACCCAGTTATCTTCAGCCAAGTGTAAGTCTTTCTGCACAGAAACGTGGCCATCGAATGTAGGGTCTGTCTCCAGGTATCGTGTGAGTCTATCTTCATGGTTGCCCTCTACGTATACTAATGATGGGTTGTATAACCTCTTCTTATTAAGCTTCTGTCTTGCACGTAGCATGGTCATGTCATGCTGTAGTAAGGACAGTGCTTCCCTGCCTGCATCTATCTCAAGGAAGTATCTCTTGTTCTCCATGTTCATTCTCTTGTTCCTGTCCCATGCTGACAAGGAATTGAGAGTGAGGAAGTCACCAATCAATACTATATGATCAGGTCTTGTCTCTGCAATCAGCTTACCCAACCACCTGAATCTATCCAAGGACTGGTTGTTACTGACATGGCAATCGCCTACTACTAATACTAATTCATTGTTCATTTAGTCACCCTTGTAGACAGCGAGGTAGTGGTACTCGTTATCAGGATCACACTTAGGTATATACCTGATAGCCTCGTACTGTCTGTTATAATAAGTATTATCCGTGAGTGTTCTTCTAAGCACTTGCTCCATGAACTCTGCGTACCTCAGGTCTCCCTTGCCTGTGTGCTGAGACAGTACAGTGAATGTGAATGCCTTAATGCCTTGTTCAGCAATGGCTGCATTAACATGTGCGCTACTGCCTGTGTATCTCTCCCATCCTGACGGGGATGAGGTAGATCTTCTTCTCTTCTTACCTGCCTGCCTCACCATACGCTTGAAGCAGTACTGTTTCTTACCTATGTACCTTTCCCCTGTCGTGATGTTCTCTATAAGGTAGACGAAACCGAAGTACTTGTCTGGGTCTGGGGTAAGGCCAAGTGCCCAGTGTCCTCTGTCAACTTCCATAGATCTTGATCCTCTTCAGTGCGTATCAATAGGAGGTTTGCATGTAAGTTAATTGTATCAATAGTTGACTGATCAGTCAAGTCTTTATAGTGTGGGTGGGCCTTGTATTGAGCAAGTATTTCCTCATCATACTCTGCCTTGGTAGCACCGATAAGATGAGACAGTATCTTCTCAGCTTTCTTTGGCCCAATACCCTTAAGTCCTGGGATATTATCAACAGAATCACCCATCAATAGCTGTTGGTAGAACCAATGTAACCCTTCCTCCCTCGTCACTGTAACCACACCTTGGTCAGGCTTACGCCAGTTGTAATGCTGTCCCTCAATCATCAGTAAGTCTTTGTCTATAGTACATATAACTGTGTCTTCGCACTGTTGTATACCCAGTTCATCGTCTGCCTCCTGCCCATGTATTTCCTCAGCACCCATGTGTTCAATCATGTACTGACGTATCTCTTCGTACAGTACAGGCTTGGGTGTATCCTTTCTATTTGCCTTATACTCAGGGAATAGATCAACTCTGAAGTTAGCTGAACCAGTCAGGAAGATCCTCTTGTCTGAGCATCCTGCCTCATTCATGATACGCTCAGCCATAGACTTAACAGAGTGCAGTGCATGTGAGATAGGGTCTACCTCAATGACTTCCTTAACATCCTCTAACGGTGTGGCAAGCTGCTCTGCAAGTCTTTTCATCTCTGACTTAGTGTCTGCCTGCAGATCACCAACCATCCAGTGTTTCTTCTGAACAGCAAAGCCAACTTGGTATAAACAAACATCGCCATCTATTAGTGCTAGCATTATCTTTCTCCTTTACTTATCAACGTCATCTAGAATTAACTCAAAGTCACCACAGGCTAAAGTATCATCGTATACCTCTAAGCCAGTGATCTCACACTCCTCACCCAGTAAGTTATCGCATTCACCACAAGAAAATTCACCATCAATAGTAGCCATAATATATTTCCTTTACTAAATTAGAAAAGGCTTCCGAAGAAGCCCTTGTTTAATACCTTAGGAGTATTTAAAGCATTGCCACCCTAAGTACTCACTGTCTTTTGTCATTGCATTGTGCATACTTTTATAGTTGAGTGACACTGAAGCGCAGAACTGCCTAAGATTCCTGACTAGTACTGTGTCTCCATCAGGGTCATACAATAGGTAGTCCTTCTGCTTATCAAGTGCATTGTTATCTCCTCTACTTAACCATTCAAGATTCTCCACCCTGTTGTCAGTCTTATCACAGTTGATATGATTAACAGTCAATGTGCTGTCTCCTGGCAGGAATGTAAGAGCCACTAGTCTGTGTACAGGGAGAGTATGTGACTCTCCGTTAGCACGTAGGTAGACTACAGGGTATCCCTTATTACTAAGACATTGCTTCAGGTATATGTCCCTTGTATGTGAGTACACTTTACCTGAGCAGTCTATAGAATAGTTAGGATACCCCTTCAATCTTACCATGCTGCAGTTACCCCTCGTTACCAGTAGTGAAGGCAGCGAACTCTCTTGCAATGTTAATGGTTAGCTGTACCACCTCACTTGCAGACTTATCAGCATGTGATTCAGTCATCTTAATCACACTGATAGCATGCCCTAAAGCATTCTGTCTGCATATAGAATGTCCCATGTCAGTAGGTGGCACTGGAAATTCTCCTCTACGATAGCCTGAGTTACTAGTGTTACCAGTAGCAGCAGGGGCAGCAACACCAGCAGCCTGAAGTGTATCTCTGCCTGCAGCAAACTCCTTGATGTTCCAGTAGTCACCTGACTTTACTTGCAGCATACAGAACTCATCACCCTTCTCAAGTCCTTCAATGACTGCCTTAGCACCAATGATATTACCAAAGACTTTCTCATGCACACATGTTGTCTGTGCCTTACCCTGCCCATGAAACTTCCACAGGATTTCTGCACCTGGGTATGTACCACCATCCTTCTTCTCACAGGCAGTGGCAGTGTCCTGCATTACCAATGTGCCCCATTGTACTCGTTCTTGTCCGTCAACTGATTCAATAGCCATGTTATTTATTCCTCATTAGTTGTTATGTTATGTTTTTGTATGCTTGTTTAATTATCTTCTTCCACTTCTTGTAACTATGTGCCCCTTCTGGGTTCTTCAACCTTAGGAGTTTACATACCTTACGTGCTTGCCTTGATCTTCTCCCGTTCATATATCTGTCATCTTATCTGTTAGAATGGTAAGTCTTGTGTGTCCTGCTTATTCTTCTGCTGTGCTGCGCTATTAATTATGTACAGGTGCATGTTCATTACTGTCTCCATGCACCCCAAGTTATAAGCAAGGATTGCTTTTGAACTAGTGCCTATCGACTGCGCTCGTGGATATACTGTCTCGTACATGTCATTTGCTAACTCTACTAGCTCTCTGTGTATCACGCTATGGTCTTCATACTTCCCCATGATTTTCCTCCCTCTACATCTACATTAAGTGGGAGATCAAAGTCTAAACCCCACTGCTTCTTCATCTCTGCCCGTACATCCTCCATCACTTCCTTCAACACCTGTCCTGCATACTCCTTCACCGAGTCATGACAGTCTACCATAACTGAGTCATGTATGGTATTGATAAGTAAAGCTTTGTCAATAAGAATTGGGTCAGTATTAAACCTACGTACCAACATACCTAAGGCCAGCGGAACTATATCACCAGTGGCCCCACCCTGTATACTAAAATTCTTCAGCTTGGTAGGGCTGAAGCTTACCATCTCCCCCTTATCTCTCATGAATTGTGGTGCATCATCCTCCCAGAATGTATACCTCCGTCCAGTAACACTAAGCTGTTGCCCCCTACGGATAGGATACCCGAGGAACGAATGCTTATCCGTAGGCCTGGACGATGCCATAACCTCAGCATGTACCAGCTCATTGTATGTAACAACACCACTGTACATCCTATCCTCTGCCTCAAAGATAGCCTTCACTTCCTTGCGTGGTATGCCTGTTGTCTCACTAACCTTCTTGATACCAGCACCGTAAGACTTCTGGAATGATACCATCTTGATCCCCTTCCTTGCCTTAACGTAGGCTGGGTCTTCCTTAACCTTAACCATGTCTACTATGTAGTCATACTCCTCACCTGTCTTGTATGCCAGTCTCTTACAGTTACCTGTAACCTGTGCCTTGCCGTTCCTCCTTGTTATTAATGTACCTGTCAGTGTTGTTATACCAACAACAGTGCCTGTTTCTCCAGTGTCAGTGACTTTCACATGCCTCCTATCATATACCTGTGGGTATGCAGTCATAGTTATAGTAGCCTTAGTGCTGTTAAAGTTACTGATACGTTTGTAACTGGTAGTCTTGCATGCTATACCACACCTTCTAAACATATCACATACAATGTTAGCACCTGCAAGATCTGTTGTTGTCCATACAAGGTGTTTATCTTTTATGCACCCATCCGTTATAGCCAGGGTGTCATAGATAATACTGGCCTGCCTCTTATCACAGTCCATGAGTAGAGTAGGCCATGACTTAGCAAACCCTATCTTATTAAACAACCAGTCCTGCCACTCACCATAGACAATGATGAACTGTGGCTGCAGCTTATTAAGCCCCGTCTTCGGGCATGCGTTGACCTTGTATGGTATTTTCATACGTTCCAATAGTTCCGTTAGCGCTGCTATCTTCCTTGGTTTTGATAGCTTCCATCGAACACCGTTAATCTTCTGTGTGCCACATCTCTTGAACATGTGCGCATCACATATAGCCCAGATCAGTAGTCGTATATGATCGTCAGATAATACACTGTTACAAGCCCCTCCCCATGAGTTCATAAACCTTGTCTGGTTTAGCTTAGTGCCTACAAATTCAGACACTGGTTGTCTGCGTCCATCAAGATAGATACTGTGTTGCTTAGATACCAGCTCGTCATGAAGGTCACCATGAACAGACACTAATTCAGCACCTGCAGCAGACCAAACATCCTGAGGGCTACTGTGTGACAGTGAGCCAGCAACTGTACCTGGGTGATATACTCTATGAATATTCCTGTCTATGTCCTTCGCTTTAACCCAGCCAACAGTAGTATATATCTCTGTGTTCTCCTCAACACAGTGAAAGTCTATACCCTCGCGTATGTCCTGCATCATTGCCTCATCACCACTGACCCATGCCTGGTAGACAATTTCTAGCTGAGAGTAATCACCCTGCAGTATCGAACCATCCTTCCCCCATCTAGATACGAAGCATTCCTTGATAGCTCCCTTACCTGATACGTTCTGTAGGTTGGGGGTTGATGATGACAGTCTGCCTGTCTCAGTACCAACTGTGTTCAGCTTGTGGTGTATCGTACCAAGCATGGAGTTGAGCTCATCAGGCCATGCCATGTTGCTGTACCCTACATAGTATGTGGACAAGTCCTTCTTGGCTGCCCTGTATGCCAGTACCAATGGTATGACAGGATGCTTAACCTTCTTGATGATGTCCTCACCTACCTGGTAGTGACCTGCCTTAGTCTTCTCTGCATTGTCAGGTACTGATGCCATACCAGCACACTCAGTCTTGATGTCGAACCATTTAGTCTTAGGCTTACCAGCATTCTTACCTCCCTTATATAGTATGACCTGCCCGTCATCATCATACATGCAGTCTCTCTGCCTTGTCTTAAGTACACCACCGAACAATGCTGCACTGAGCTGAGCATCAGAGCCTACGTTCATGTGTATGTATGGTAGGGTAGGGTCATCTGCATGCAGGGCCATGATGATGTCCTCCTCAAGACTTACTATACTATCCCTGAGTGGAGTCATTGCGTCACGCGCAACACCTTTGTCAAAGCACAGGCCGTTATACTCCATGTGCCCAGCGCAAAGCGTAGCTTCCTGCATGGAGAGGATCAAGGGCATAAGCCCCAGTCTCTCGGCTTCCTTTACTTGTGCCTTGTATACTATCTCAGTATTCTTCAAGTCACCTATTAGGTACTCACGTAAGAGGTCAGGGTCTATGTCCTCAGTCCTTACACCTGCCTCCCACATCTCCTTGACCTTATCAATCTTCTGAGTACCACCGTAGATACCAGAGCAATAGTTAAGGGAAGCAAACTTATCTTGCTGGCCTGTCAGTACATACTGAGCAACCATGGTGTCCCATACCTTCACCCCGTTAGACCAGAACCAATCACTGAAGCCCTTATCTCTCCATAAATACTGAAGATCAAACTTAAAGTTATGGCCTATCAACAGCGTCTCGTATGGTATCACTACTGTGTATGGGTCATCCCTATAGTCTATGACCTGTATCTTCCCATCATCCCACAACCAACCTGACTGCACTACCCTGTTACCTGAGTACCAGGGAGAACCACCAAAGTCACCTATCACATCATTATCTATTGATGTTTCAAGGTCACATACTACGTAAGTATTATTATTCATCTACTTCCCTCTTCTTAAAGTCTGGGAGATCCTTACTGTCTGCACAATCCCAGCAGGGCGCAGCACACACTGGGATACGCACATGGACACAGTTTGCACATGTCCTATGGATCTTAGGCACTTGTTCACTCATTCCCATACCTCCTTCACTGCCTGTCTTAGTTGCCTTTCCTCATCCAACACTTCTATTCTGTGCTTACGCTCACCCTCTGCTATGTTAATGGCTTTACGTACAGGTACTGGGTCTTTCATGCCGTCGAAACCGTTTGACCAGCGTGACGGAAATTGTTTCAGGTCAGTTCTATTCATTAGTAGTGGTCTCCTGTATTAATAGCATAAGTACTTTCCAAGTGGACTCTGTCTGTGCTCCGTCAAGAGTAAGGATGTCTGTGTATGTTAAGGATAACCATTCAGCTTTAGTCTTAAGAATACATCCTATCTGTACATGGTTATCAGTAATAGTTACTGGGTATTTCATACCTATTAAGTTGATAACTTGTTTAGTACTGAGGGCTTCGCCATACACGATGGCTTCGCCATACACGATGGCTCTGCCATACACCTTGGCTTCGCCATACACGATGGCACAGCCATACACCTTGGCTTCGCCATACACGATGGCTTCGCCATACACCTTGGCTTCGCCATACACGATGGCACAGCCATACACCTGGGCTTCGCCATACACCTTGGCTTCGCCATACACCTTGGCTCTGCCATACACCTGGGCTTCGCCATACACCTTGGCTTCACCATACATGATGGCTCTGCCATACACCTGGGCTTCGCCATACACCTTGGCTCTGCCATACACCTGGGCTTCGCCAGACACCTTGGCTTCGCCATACACGATGGCTTCGCCATACACCTTGGCTCTGCCATACACCTGGGCTCTGCCATACACCCAACATGTATCTTCATGTGACAGGTTATCTTCTGTTTCTAAGTACCCTCCAATGTCACCTTCAGTAACATTACCAAAGGCTCTTAGTGCTACGCACCTGCTATCTTCATTAATATAATATTTCTTTTCTTTCATTAGTATACGTCCTCGTATCGTGCTATCTCTGGTCTGATAGTTACCTCGTACCTGCCATATCTTTCATCAGGCACTGACCCGCCAAGTTTATTTTTAGAAACAGAGATGAACCGTTGGTTACCCGGAACCTCTTCCTTACCTATCATGATGATGGCATCAGCCTCACCTGGTAACGTCACCTTATTACCTGCGAATTGATTCTTATTAAGATACTTAACACCCACACTGGTGGCATCAGCCTGATGTATCACTATAACAGGGCAGTACTCCTTGCACACGTCACGGGCCATGGCTGCAAGCTTCTGCAATCTGATGTCGTCACGCCCCTCATTCTCAAAGCCTCTTATCTTATGTAGCTGATCAAAGATAACTAACCCTGGGTTAAGCTGCTTACACATAGCTATCACCTCAGACTTGTGTATCTCACCCTTGTCGTACAGCCTGAACTTATCCCAGCATGACTGCTCTTCTGCCTCCGCTGGCTTGGACTGCATGTTAATGTCTATCCAACCAAGGCTTGACTGAATGATCCTGTACTTGACTTGATCACCTGCCTCCTCATTATTAAACCATAGTACTGGTCTGTCTGCGGGTAATTGCTCAGCCATGTAGGTAGCTTCACTACATAACGCAGTGGTCTTCCCTGTCTCTACGTAAGCACCAAGCAACACTAGGTTACCCCTTCTGAGGCTACCCACGCTACGGTTAAGGCATGACATCCTCCACCTCAGGCCTGTACCCTCCAGCTTACCCTGTACTATGTCACTGAGTGGGGTAGACACTAGGTTATTGCTCAGCTTGTTGGCTGACCCTACCTTATCCTGAAACTCATCAGTTAATGACAGTACCTGCGCTGATTTGTCCTGCCCCTCATCAGACATAGTATGTGCAAGCTCAAGCAGTGCCCTGCCATAGTCTCTTGTGATGAATGACTCTAGTATGTCATCAAGCAAGGGTAAGTCTTCTTCAGTCACAGTGTTCATGTGATCAAAGACATTAGTATATGTTTCTCTCCTCTCCTCCTTCAGTGCTGGGTGTCTGACAAAGGTGAACCAGTCACTGAACTCTTCCCAACTAAGGACATCATGAGACTGGAAGTATACACCCATGTCCTTGATGATCGTTGATAGTGTTTCATTACCTGATATACCTGAGCTTACTAACCTTGAGTATTTATTATAGTGATCTTGATCTGATAATACGTGAAGTATTTCTGCTGACATTATTATTATAACCTACTTATTATTAGGGGGAGTAGTACTTATACCTGTATCTACTTACCAATACAAGTACTGATTATCTTATCTAGTTGTAGTAGTGAATGTTCCTTTGGATCTATGCCGGAGGCATGATGTATAACTATCTTGCTATGTGTTGTATATATAGCAAGCTGTTCCTTTAATGCTGTCTGTTTCTTTTTAACCTGAAGATTATCATCATCAAGAAAGATAATGATCTTATCCTGTCTAGTTATCAATGAAGATAACTTACTAAGATCCTTTGCTTTAAGTGATGTACCTAATAAACATACAATAGAAAGATTAATATCACGGAGTGATAACTTACATAACTTTGTATAAGATAATATATCTTCTACTATTACTAATACATTACTAGGTAATAAGTCTTCGTTGGGCGAAGCCTTTACCTGATGTTCCTTTAAAGTGAGGGGGCTATTGATTGGCTCCGCCCTTAAGCCCCATGAAGTTATATGAGTATAGCATACTTTAGGGTAAAGATCAACAGACCGTACACAGAAATTAGTAATGTACTTTTGTCTGTTCATTGGGTTAGTTCTGTACTGATACCCTAACAGGGTAGAGTCATACCTTATGGGTAGAACTATGACATCCTGCTCAGAGCTATAACCTATACCAGACAACAACAAGTCAGTGTCAGATAGACCAGCCTTCATGATGATAAGTCTTGCCCATCCAGCCCAGGTATCTATGTTCATGTTGTATGATGTTGGGTGTGTTACCTTAGACACCTGCTCAGGCTTCTTGTATGCCCCTGTACTGCCCTTATTAATCTTCTCTGAACCTGACAGTCCACAGTGATGACAGTAGGCCAGTATAGCGTCATCTGTGCGTGTTACATATAGTGCAGCGTTACTTCTCCCTTCCTTGCAATGGTTAATGTTCACCCTCTCACCTATCAGTAAGCCCTTACCTACCTGCACGTAGTCATCCTTCTTCAGGTACTCAGTCACCCTGTACCTCCCTCTTGCTTGGTTCAAATTTCTGCCTGTCTTCTGAGTTCTTACAAACACCCATCTGTTCTAGTGAACTGTAGTGACCGGCAGTTAGTAAATACTCCTCACATTCGTTACCATCCCTATCAACGGACTTGTACTTGTAAGTCCACTGCCATTCATACTCAGGTGCAGGTTTGTATAGCTTCCAACCCCCCTTCTCTGGGTAATCATTGAAGTCTATCCAATCCCCGTACTCATCCACGAACTCTAGTGAGTCTGACATCACAATGTACTGGTCACCTGTCCACCCATCAAGCGTCACCTTCAGCCCATTAAGTACTGCCCGTATTGCTTCTCGTTTATTCATTGTCTCTCCCTTTACCACCATAATTGATACGCTTTGCCCCGTCGGGGTATGCTATTGACTAGTATCACCCCATCATAAAGACCATACTCATCTATGATAGCATTGATGACTCGGTTACAATCCTCAATCTTATCTGCCTGATAATGCAGGCTTATATCTGTATGGAACTGTAGTATGTCATTGACTTCTCGTCTGTCAGTGACTGTCGGTACTTCTCTTACGGTCTCACTTGTCCACATCTCAATATACTCCCTGAATTATAAGGGTTGTTGCATGTGCAACCATAGCGAACAGTGACAGCATGATGAATGGTATAAGAATTCTCATAGGTACTTACCTCCATTCTCTTTTAGGTATGCAGTAACGTCTTCAGCTAATCTGTAGGGACACACACCCTCTATCTGTGGTGCCTCTCCTCCAAACCAATCCCATGCACTTGGCAAGTATGATTGATATACCACCTCCATGTTGGTTCCTGTCTTGATGTGATGCAGTACTGCTAAGACAGAGTCACCAGTATTGTCTACGTCAATGAACCTGTATTGCTCTTGTTTAATACTCATATCAATCTCCCCCTATCCAGTCATCTCTGTAGTATGGGTCACCATCACCGTACTCAGGTTCAGGTTCATTGTTTAACTCGCAGTCATCCATGAACAATTGCATTAGTTCATCATCATCCAGTGGTACAAGATGATCCAAGCCGAGCACACCATCAACTCTGATGTTCTCTATCTCGGAGTACTCATGCTCAGGTTCGTGCCATGTTGCTGGGCTGTACTCGTAGCATGCCTCAAACTCCAGCTCATATTCATGTTCAATACCGCAGGTCTCGATTGTTATTGTGGTTGTTACGCTCATGTCTTATACCCCTTCAACTATACCAATGATTGTAAAGCCTGCTGTAAACTCAGCCTCTGCCTGTTCTTTTGTGTACCGTCTGTCAGTTACACACAGCTTACCACCACCATACTCTGTATCTCTCAGGTAATTCCAGTAGTAGGCAGGCTCAACATATATCTCATAGCCTGCCGGATCTTCCATTGCTATTACCTCATCCTCTTCAGTCATTAGCGTACCATCATCATCAAGGTAACAGTACTCTTCAGGTTTCCATGTGTGATAGTGTAATTTCTTACCCGCAACCAGTGCTACACATACGTCTTTCATTGTCATGTCTTTCATTGTCCTACTCTCCCTAGGTTTAGCATCGCATGGAATCTCTGCTCAAACGTGCCGTTACTGTCATACTCAGTGTGCCCCAGCAACTTGTCAGTAGACACACGCCCTTCACGCAGTGCATCAATACAATCAGGCATGTCTGTATACCCAAGTGCATTGCATAGCGTGTTCTTCATACGGTTACGTGATTGCTGAAGTGCCTGCTTCTCTTGCAGTGTCAGCCCAGTGTAGCTGTTACGCTCAGTCAGTAATCTTATTGCTGCCTTGTTCATGTTATATTTCATGCTGCCTTATCTCCTAGCCATACTGTGTGGTCACTCATCATCCCTACCTCCTTATATACACAATCCTGTGGTATGGGTATGTCTTGGCCAACTGTTGTGAATGCCCCTGTCTTGTATGGGTTGTACGTTACTTCAGCACTACCACTACCATCCACTAAGTATAGATGAGGTGCTGCTTGGTATGATGTGCATACCACAAATGCATGCACGTTCTTTCTTTGCTCTGTCAGTACTCGTTGCCTACCCCCTTCATTGACCTTCAGTGTTGCACCTAATGCAAGCAGTGCCTTGTGATGTGCAATAACCTTGCCCTTGTACCGTACCGACCAACAATCCTTATGTAGATTCCTGTATATATAATACTTTGCTTTACTCATAACCCCACCCTATTAAGTACACTTGCCTCATGTTCTGTTATCTGCACACAATCAAGTACTGTGTACCTCATGTAATCATCCAGACACGTTTCGTTCTCATCATCAAAGTCTGGTGTGTTGTGGCATTCATCTGTGAGTGCCTGCTTCATTGCATCTCTCTCATTAACAGCAGCAACCCTATGCACTGCTATCTTTTCGTACCCGCTGATGTTCATTTCAAGTTTTACTATATAGTTTTTCATAGTCCTAGCCATCCTAATAGTGTACCGATAACGTGGAAGGGTAAGATAAATACAGCATACCCAAATAACAGACCCTTCACTGGTTCAATAAATATACTCATGCTCGTCTCCCTTTCTGTGTCAGTACATACGTAGCCTGCTTCCTGTTACACTCATACACTCTGAAGATGCCGTCACGTACAAACTGATTGCATATCCTACGTACCCACTCCTTACTCGATCTTGTCCTGTGTACAGTGAATAACCCCATGCCTTTACGTGCTGCACGTAGGATTACTGCCCTTCTATTATCATTCGATTCATCAATCATTCTTCATTCTCCTGGTTTGTATGTTATGTATATCTCATTGTTCTTTAGGTCATGGGGTATATGAATACCAGACCCGTCATGTAGTGTTATCTGATACTCGTCATCGTGTATCGTATACTCCACACAACTATTAAGTGTACAGTCTTTAAGCACAGCCACACTTGCTCCGGCCTGCTCCCATAAACTCATTGTTGCTTGTGCTGCGTTCATTCCGCATTCTCCACTATAATCTTAATATTCTTAAGCATCTTGGCACCATGTGCTGGGTAAGCTATCACTTGCACCCCCTTATCCCAACATGCTCTACACTTACCACACTTGCCCTTGTTCGTGTAAGCAGGGCATAATTGTTGTCCCTCCCTCACATCATCAGAGGTTGGTACTATAGTTGATGTGGTCTCACCTTCAATGGTCTCACCTGTTATACTGTCACTTGATAAGCGTACCACCACATTAGGTAGTGCTTGCATCTGTTCAATAACACCCAAGAATTTAGAGAATTTATGCATCCTTGTAGGTAGCCAATGCTTACACCATGGAGTACCCTTCATCACTTCCAATATCTTAACAGCCAGACCATGATGGTACATGTCACCACTGTCAAACCATCGGAAGTATCTATCATTGTCTAATTCTGCAATCATATCCTGAACCCAGTCAGCTCTCTTCCAGTCTTCTCTATTCTCTTGACGGGGTTCCTTTACAGATTTCATGTTATAGAAACCTCCCAGTGCATAGCAACCAGCGCAAGCAGGTACTAGTTCCTTGGTTAGTGGGTCAAAGCTACCAGGGCATGTCTCACCTGCTTCAAGTGACCAAGACCTGCACCCCATCTTGCTTGTCTTACTCATTCTTATACTCATGCTGGTATACCTCCCATCAATATTATGCATGTGTCATCGTTAAAAGTCTTGCCCCCTCCCAGTATGACTGGCTTAGCTTTCCACCCTAGCTTATCCACTGCCCGCATTACTGCAATCTCTGGGTCACTGGTCTGTATTGTCACCTGCCAGCCCAGTATGTTAACTCGTTGGTTTACCGTACCATCAATTGATACCGTCTCCCGCACCATTACTGCCATGTTCTCAATCATCATTGGTTTCTATCCTCTGATATTGTAATGATAACTTCGGATGTGCTGTTGATTACTATGCTTATCCAATCGCTGTGGTATACGTCACTGGGTTGCTCAAGTGTTGCACCCAGTAACTTAATGCTATTTAATTTAATAGTCATTTTCTATTACTCCAATTGTTGTTTAAGTAAGTACAGCGGATAAGCCTCTAAAGAAGCCTATCGACTGTCATTACTTAATAGCGTCTAGGCATTATTACTGCTAAGTTGTCACCACTTCTAATATGTAATGAACCACTGACAGCAACGCCTATTTCAATTGCACCACCATGGCAGCACGCCTGATTGTACCAGTCGTTCACAACCATTATTTTTGTATCGTCTGGCAATGTGACATGAAGAAAGTCCCCCATTTTGCCCACGCCTGCTTCAATTTCAAACTGGCAACTATTAAGCGGGTGATACTTCACATTATCTAAGTCAATAGCTCGCTCATAATTAGGATAGTTATGGTCCACTTTCACGCTATGCATGTTTTTGTTGTAATACCCTGATAGCCCTTGGTGATTTTTAGTTAGGTGCAACCTATTCCCATCTGTTGCAACAATGTAATTTGAGTCGGTATAGACGTAGTTTAGATAAAACCGGATATCCTTCTTGGGCATCGCCTTCGCAACCCATTGGAACGAGGTTTTAGGCTTGGTCGGTAAAGCAGGTTGAAATTGGTTGTACAAAAAGGCAAGTGCTAGAATTTCTTCATCGTTGGTTGCACGTTCGATCATCTGTTGTAAATGGTCAAACGCTTCTTTCTTACTTGTTTTACCTAAACTTGCGGCACATTGTGCCACGTCATTAATACTCATTGACTTGTTAAAGTTACTCATTCTGTCGTTAAATCCCATTTTCTATTACTCCACTATTGTTGTTTATAATTAATTGCTTACTCATTAGTATTCTCCTACTGTGATAACTATTTCACTAGTGCTAATTACATTCACCTTAATTGTATTCATTGCAAAAACGTTACTCAACTCGTCAAGTGTCTCACCAAGTAGGCGCAAGTTATTTAATTTAATAGTCATATTCTTATTCCCTCTGTTGTTTAGTATTGGTATGTATAAGTGATAGGCACTCATAAGAGAATACCTATTAGTTATAAATAACATTTACATAACGGCTTACATCACACGCTATGCTTTTATATACCGACTGAAAGCCATTAGGCGTCAACATCGGTTGTGTGGTTACACCACTTAAGTTTTTATGAAGCCTCGGCTGAAGCCTCTTAAGAGCGGGACTCAGGTATGTCCTGAACTATCCCCTATCTATTTGTTACTTGTATGTATGTCTGTAATACTAGACCTTAGTTAAACTGATGTCAATCTTTTCTTTATGTTGTCCGCAAGCTTTATTATCAGCTCATTACTTAATCTTATTTCA